GCGGAACGTCACCGTTTATTTGACGGCATTACAGTAGGTATAAGATGCAACCAGACGATATGGTCGATGAGACTCAAGATGTAGAGTTTGAAGACATAGAGGATGTAGATCAGGAAACTGATTCCGATTCATCAACGGATACTGACGAAGGTCAGGAAAAATCTACTAGACCTGTTTTTAACGAAGAGCAGCAGAAAGCTTTTGATAAGGCTATGGCTGAGAAAACTTGGAAGGCGCGAGAAGCAGAGCGTCAGGCCGAGCAATATCGTCAGCGTCTTGCAGAGATTGAGGCTAAACTTCCTAAAGAACAGCCGCCCGAAGTGCCGAAGGTGCCTGACTTCTATGCTCTGTCTGACAGAGAGATACAGGAGCAGCTCCGACAGCGTGATGAGGCGATTGCCAAGCGAGCAGCGTTTGATGCTAGGCAGCAGGCTATACAAAGCCAGCAGCTTGAATTACAGCGTCAACAGCAAGCGGAAGCAATTAAGCAGCAAAATGAGAAGATCGCAACATACGCAGAGCGTTCAAAGAAGCTAGGCGTTAAGAGTGAAGACCTGCAAAGCGCAGCGAACAAGATAGGCCAGTTTGGTATTAATCCAATGCTGTCCAGCCATCTGATTGATTTAGAGGATGGAAGTCTTGGTACGTTGTACTTAGGGAATAATCTTTTAGAGCTAGATAAGTTGGCAAATATGTCTCCTAATCAAGCCTTGTTGTATTTAGATCAGACCATTATGCCAAAGGCTAGAAAACTTAAACCTAATGTAAATGCCGCTCCTGATCCATTAGATACGCCAAGAGGCGCTGGGGTAAGTCCCAAGTCTGGTGGCCCGAAAGGAGCAACTTTTGAATGAATGAGGTGATCCGATCATGGCTAACAATCTTAATAGCAACATCACACGGAAAGTCGCTCGTGTCTTCTTAGACGCTTTTGAGGCTTCTCGTGTAGTAACAAAAACTGTCAACACTCAGTTGTTGTCAGGCAAGTTCAATCCTTCTAGTGGTTCAAATGTAGACTTTAAGCGTCCGCATGACTACAACAGCATCCGCACCTCTGGCGGTGATATCAGCGCTTCTACTAAGTCTGACATCATTGCAGGTGAAGCAACTGGTACAGTACAGGACTACTTCACAGCGGCGACTGAATGGGGTTCGGTGGAAGAAGCATTGGAACTAGACCAACTCGATCAAATCCTTGAGCCTATGGCTCGTCGCATCGTAACTGACCTTGAGCTTGATCTTGGCGCATTTATGCGTAAGAACGCAGCTCTTAACTATGGCAACCGTGGTACAGCGGTTGACGCATGGTCAGACGTTGCAGGCGCTGGCGCATTGATGGACTCTGTTGGTGTCCCAATGTCTGACGAGAAGTATTACCTGATGAACCCATTCACCACTACTGCGCTGTCTTCAGCTCAGAATGGTCTGAATGCGGCTGACGGCCTTGTTCGTACAGCTTGGGAGAAAGCACAAATCAGCCAGAACTTTGGTGGCATGATGGCGCTGACTTCTAACGCTCTGAGCAGCTACACATCTGGCGATACCACTGATCGTGAAGGCACTCTGAATGGCGCTCCTAACGCAACTTACGTTGCGGCTAAAGACACTATGCAGCAGACTCTCGTTCTGGCTGGTCTGGGTACTGGTACTATCAAAGCTGGCGATCAGGTAACTATTGCAAATGTTAATCGTCTAAATGTTGCTACTCGTCAACTCATGCTTGATGAAACAGGCGCAGCAGTCCCGTGGACAGGTACTGTACTTGAAGATGTGACTATCGTTGGTAATGCAGCGACTATCACTGTTTCAGGTGCTGCTATCTACGAAGCTAACGGTCAGTACAACAATGTTGATGCAGCTCCTGCTGACGGCGCAGTTGTAACTATCCTCGGCGCAGCAGCTACGGTTTACCAGCCTAACCTGTTCTTCACTAAGCAGGCATTTGGTCTTGGTACTGTTAAACTACCTAAGCTGTACTCTACAGACACAATTGCAACTACCAGCGATGGTATGAGCATCCGTGTGTCTAAGTACGCAGACGGTGATGCCAACACGCAGAAGATTCGTTTTGACCTTCTGCCTGCTTATGCTTGCTTCAATCCGTTGTTTGCAGGCCAAGGCTTCGGCAAGTAACCTTGTAGAGATTCTGGGAGCTTCGGCTCCCAGCTTTTTATATGGCTACTCCAAGCAAGGGCAAAGCGAAAGTAAAG